AGCATTGAATTTCTTACTTCTGTGCCCAAGCTGGTGCAACGCTCGCCTGAGCTTGCTGGGCTGGCATTTGTGCGTTCATAGCCTGTTGCACCTGTGGCGGCATAGGAGACAATGGTGAGGCCGCTGGTGCGGCTCCAGAGCCATTTGAAGCAATGAAGTCGCCACTGTCTGGTGACAAGAAAGTTTTAATGCGGTTCTTGTCTGCATATTGTGGGTCATTGCTCTTTTCAATGCCGATTACAAAACACACTTCCAAGCCCTGTAATTCTTCAACGCCATTGATTTGACGCTTGGCCTGAGCTTCTGGTGACATGTCCGTTGCGGTAAGATTGTGACCGCTATTAATAATCTTACGGATTGTGTCTAAGCCAATTAACCGAGCTTTCGACACGCCGCTAGCTTCATCAATAGCATCGCCATGAACGAAAATGTTCTGCCACACTTTACGCTTGTCAAACTGACCGCCTACGATAGTCATTTCGATTGGCATCCACACGGCGCTAGTGTTTGCTGACTTCTTAAAGAACATCGCGTTCTGTGAGAATTCTGGCATCATTTGGTCGCCGCCTTGGAACATCAATACGCCACGGGCTACTGTGCCATCTGGAATAAGCTGTAATGGTTCATTGCTTCCGCTTGATACGGGTACTTCATTTAGATTAAGCATTGGTTTCGTCCTCTACTTTAATTTCATTTGGGTTTACAAAATTCATCTGACGTTCAACTTGTGGTTTCCCGCCTGACATTTTTTCTAGAAGTTTACCTAAGTGAGGCTCTTCTAAAAGGTCTAGCCTACCAGACCTGTCCTTGGCGGGGTAGCCCCACTGGTTCAAAGTCTGACAAACAAAAGCGCGATATGGCGCCCCGTTATCATCAGGCATTAAGGCCATAGTGATAACTTCGTCAACAATGCCGGGCAGCTCACGACCTGTCTTAGAACCCTCAATCTGAAGTTCGTAAGTCTGCCGCCCATAATCGTCAACTCTCTCGTCAAGAATGCCAACAAAGATAACATTCTTATCACGAATATGTTGAAGGTGAGATAGCCAGCCCATCATCTCTCTGCCTTGCATACCATATGCAGAGCGAGTGTCTAGCTTACCAGTGCGGTCTGATTTACACTCTGGCTGGTTTTGACAATGCGTAAAGCATAAGCGACCAGCTACGGTAATGGAGTCCACAAAGATAGTATCGTATTTCGCTAGCGTATCTGTTGGGTCGCCATAGGTCTGACATACATACTCATAGTGTGCCTGACTATATGTAGCCTCTTCACCCAAAGATGGATTTGGACCGCCTAAGAACACCGCGAAATCACGGCACTCTTGCCATGTTCGTGGTCGGATAACATCAATAGCCACGCCTTCAATAGCCGCGTCACCCGCTTCTAAATCCATGAATAGGGTCTTGGATGGGTCTAGGGTACGGGCAAGAGAAGTCTTGCCCACCCCTGATTGACCACAAATAACCATCTTGTGGCCTTTCTTTTCTTTGAGCCTTTGCTCTGCTGTAATGATATTAAGCATTATCATCCCTCTCTAAATCGACACTTACACCTTGCAAGAATACAGTACGAGCCTCGCTCAAAGCGCCTTTAATGTCTGGCGGAGCCGCGTTGTATTTAGCTTCGGGGATAGTATATTTGATTTGTGCATAGTGACGCGCAGTATCTTCATCCATGCTGTTAAGCACTTTGATGAGCATACCAGGCTCCCATTCCACACGCTTTTTAATATTGACTTTAACCTTGTATCCACTGTCATTAACAGTGGTACTGCCAAAATCTTTACCTTCTTGGCGCAGCTTATCTTGAGCTCTCTCAAGATATCTGGATTCGATTTCGCTCTTGATGAGCTTAACCTTTTCTTGTGCTTCCAAAATTGTCGCCTCAAGCTCTCGCTTAAAGATATCAAGTTCAGACAATGATGAGGAAGACACTGATAACATATCAGTCATTTAGACCTCCTTAGTTGACTTCGTTAAAAACAACATAGGAAATCTTTTTCCCCTTTGCAAGTATTATTTTTTAGAAATTTTTATATCTATATTATTCACCGCTAGCATAAGTTTCTTTTTTAGGCGGAAAACATCGGTTTCTACGCCCTTTGCATCCTCAACAATATATTCATCCACGCCATCTTTATTGGGCTTGTAGTAGGTATAATCTGCTATGTAAGCACAGATTTTTTGACCATCAATAATGATGTTAAACCGCACTTGCCTATCTAGGTCGCGTATCTCTTTGTTCTCTTGCATCTTCCACAATTGACCGTAGCGTTCTGCCTCCCACTTACTGTCAAACTTCATTCCCATGAATTCTGTCTTTTTTGCACCGAACTTGTTTTTCTGGTAGAATCTCTTATTATATGGCATTATATGGTTCCCTCGGAGGTTAATATGGCAGATACAGCTAAATGGAAAAGTGTAGGAATAGACATTAGCACTTACAACAAATTACGCAAGATTTGTGAATGTGAAGATAGAAACATTCGCCAACAAATATCACGAATGGTCAATCAAGAATATAAATCTGTGGTTGGTAAAGATTACGATAACATGGGGATTGGCTCAGTTGGACAAAAAAATGCGGTCTAGGCAATACTGCAAAGACCGCTGCTCCAAATCATCTTTAATAAATTTTGTAGGCGACACGCGCTTTGTCACCTGACCTTTTAAGCATTCTACTGGCTTGAACAAAACGCGCTCTGGCTCTACGGCAACAAAAGCCACTATATCGCACTGTTTTTTTGTCAACGGCTTCTTCTTACCGCTATGGGATGTGGCGAACTGATACCCCATATGCGTGGCTTGCTCCCCGCCTCTTCCTTTTAAAATACTAGATTTAACTTGAACGCGCAGAAAAACATTTTGCCAATTGATGATTATATCAACCGTATCTAGGTTGACTATTTGGCAAGAGTAGCCAAGCTTCATTAGGCGCACCATACAAATGTGTTCGCCTAGCTTGCCAGCCTCGAAAGGATTTAACATCTTCCCCCCGTTGGAAGTGTGAAATTTATTTCTTGACAATGCCTTTTTATTATGACCTAACTATTAAAATAGTGCAACTTTTTGGGGAGATGTCCCATGATGCAAGAAGGTGACGGTACAATGGCGAGGCTTATGTCATATGGCTTGTGTCCAAAATGTGAAACGGAAATGCAATTTAAATCTGACGGCCTTGAAGAGGATTCAATGGTTTGCCCTGTGTGTAAGCTAGAGATGTTAACGCCAAGGCATAACGAGATGGAGATTGTTGTAGAATTGGAGTAGTTATGTATACAGCAATTATTGTTGTATGCGCTGTTGTTGGTAGCGGCTACGGTAATCATTGTTTTGAGTTAAAGGACAATTGGGGGCCGTATTCTGAGCTATCGGAATGCAAAGCGCGTACAGTTGAAATGTCAAAACTAAGTCTTAGTGTGTTTAGCGACCATAAGTTCCCTTATGAAGCTAAAGGCTGGCGTTGTGATTATGATGATGAGGGAGCGGCCTGACAGGTTTCGCCTTGGCAGCAATCATCTATAATGCAGTCACAGTTGACGCACTGCGTATGACCATGAACATACACTGTCTTTAGTGGCTCGCTACAACGTGGGCAACGGCGGCAGTGTTTTTTTATTGGCACTGAGCCTGTCACTGCACTAACTTTCGGAATCATCTGCCAGTGCCCTCATGCGAGTTACTAACCGCCTTGCGCGGTTCGGGACTTGCGTATACCACTTGGAATCCACCATTTCGTCTGATGCGGCGTTGAACTCTCTTGCGTCCACTCCAGCCTTCATCCCCTTGAATTTTGACAGGCGTGGGTATCCGAGATTAAACATCATGTTTGCAATGATAAGCTGACACTCTTCTGGCAAATCATTCCAATCTGGATATAGGCGGTGGCAGTCCTCAAGCGTAACGGCAATATCTAGCTTGAATACGTTGTCCACGCGCTCCTGCTCGATGACGGTGCCGACAGGCTTACCGTACTCAGGGTCGTCCTTCTTAATTAAATGACCAATTCCAAAAGTTGGTAAATTTAGGTGGTCTAAATATATCTCGTACTTACAACCCTCATCAGAAGCAAGCTCCTGACGTAGCTGGTCTATCGTTGTAGATTTCATCTTATGGGTTTCCTAACAGTCCTGCTGTTGCACCGCGAATACCTAATGCCTGCGCTATGCCAGGATTGCTCGCGGCCTGTTGTCTGATGCTAGGCTGAGAAGCCTGCTGTGGTATTCCATAGAACTGTGCAGCGCCTGGTGCTACTGGGTTCACGCTCGCTAAAGACGAACTTTTGTTCGGCTCTGTCGGTTGTGGAGCTTGAATCATTCGCCCAACCTCTCTGCCAGTTTGCCCAACTTGTTCTGCAAATGCCTGTGCGCCAAACTGACGACCAGCACCAACAATGTTCATAGCGTTGCCCACAGAGTTCATTATACCACCAACTCTTTGATTGGGTGCGCCTTGACCTTTTTTGGCATACATAGCAAGCACTTTAGGGCTGGCAAAAACTTTGGCGGTTGTTTTCATGCGTAAGTTATCGCGCATTTTTGCGATAGGGTGAGCCGCAAAGGTGGCGGCGTAAATACTACCTTCCTTGCCGACATCTCCTAAGTAAATCATGTCTTTGGCAAATTCATCAATCATATTGTATGACTCTTTGCCTAATATCTTTTCCAGAACGCCGTCTCTGTATTTGTCCATATTTCTTTTTAATATGGCAGCAGAAGCGGGAGATGTAAAAATATCATCTCCAACGCTTGATAATAGGTCACGCATGACAGACTCTTTAATTGCCTGCAATGCTTCTGGGTCTGACTTGAAGAAGTTTTGTATACGACCAACTTCGGATAAGTTTGTTCCGGGTCTGGTTATGTATTGAGCAGCATCTTCTGGGTTTAGAACCCCCTCGTTAAACTCACGAACAACTTTAATCTTATTGGCTTCATCAAACGCACGGCGTGCTTCTGAAAGCTTTTTAACGCTATCCATAATAGGTTTGTCGGCGCCGATTCTAAGAATATTGTCTACAGCTTCTTGCGGCATTCTTGCTGGGCCTACTTGTGCAATAGTGTCGGAAAGCTTTTTAATCTGACCCCACTGATTCCCGAACAATTCTTTGCCTGTTGTACCCAATCCGTGTATTTGATTTCTGAATGCAACACCGTTGAACTGGTTTGGGTTCATAAGGTCAACACCAGTGCGAGCCAAGGCGTCATCCAAATATGACTTGGCAAGTGCAGACCGAACATATTCCTTATCGTCAACTGCATTCATAACAGCCTTCAGTCTTTCAGGGGAATTTTTCCTAATGACCTTCTGGAAGAACTGGTCTGCGTTAAAGCGTGGGTCTTTTGACGCGGCCTTAATGCTACGCACAACACCAAACTTTTCCACATCTTCAAAGCGCTTCATGCCTTCTCTGTATTGATTGATAGCACGCTCTCTCTGGCTAGCAATTGCGCTCAACTGAGAGTTTTGACCAGGAGCCAAACCCTTTATCTGGTTCAAGTTTACGCTGTCTAAGGCGGAGTCAAATGATTCTCTTAGCTTAAACAACTGGTCTGTTTGTGTTCGCGTAAGCTCCTTGCCTGAAAATATTAAATCGTTAATAAACTTTCTTTGATTAGCTAGTTGCTCGAAAGAAGCATACTCATCGAGTGACCTGATGCCCATGATTGTTTTTCTTACATCATCGTCAAGCATTCTAAGAGAGCCGATGCTCGCTTCTAACTGGTCTGTAGCACCCTTGATTGAATTTGTTGGAATGATTCTAGCTTTACCGCCTTCTTTTACCACACCCTCAACAGCATCAGTAAAGCTGAGTCTACCGAGCATGTCGTCCATTAATCTAAATTGACCAGTGGCAACATCTTGAAAAGTAGAGAAAGCTTTTGTTATTTCGCCCAGAACTTCATTATTGATGTCTACGCCCTCAGCAGCACCGCGCTCCAAAAGGTCAACACTGTCTTTTACGGCCTTCATAGAGGCTTGTTGCGCCTCTTTAACGGTGTCATCAAGCATTTTATAAGATGTGCTTGTAGCATCAGCAAACTTACCGCCAGCTTGCTCTAATGTCGCAAGACCTTCTAATAGCTCATCTCGCTTGGATACAGCTACGCTAGTATTGTTTATTACTCTCGTTGCGTCTTTTGTGGCTCCTTCAGCAAACTTTTGCGAATACCCTATGGCTGTAGGCGCACCAAGGCGCTCCAAGCTAGGCATGTAGCCCTCGTCCACAAGACGCGCACCTCTTGCCGCGTCTGCGGCTTCTCCAGACATTTTGCCAGCCGCTCCCCCAACAAGAGCTTTACCAGCGCGGAACACACCCATACCAACTAAGTCAACTGTTCCAGCTAACAGAGCCTCCCCAGCGATATCTTTACCCACTTCGGGCAATGTTTGCTTTTGCACGCCAAGAAGGCTTTCAATACCCTCTTCAAATGCCTGCCCAGCCGCTGCGCCTGCAGCAGCTCCAGCCGCCCCTGTTATGATGCCGGGAGCGCCTATAATTGCGCCAGCTACCGAGCCTATAGACTCTGGCAATATACCAGCGAGGTCAGCAAAATCTCCAGCAGAGAAGCCCTCGTCTTCAAGTATGACGTTCTTTTCGCTGGGCTTCATTCCTACTGAGCGTTGCCCTTCTGGGGTAAGCGCTAGCCTCCCGCGAGAGTCTTTGGTGTATCCACCTTCGCCAACATTTTTAAGAAGTATGGCCTCTTGCTCTTCTGCGGTTTCGCCAAAAGATACAAGCGCACGAATGCCAGATGACGCGCCAGTTTTGTAGTCAAAGCCTTCATCCTCTGACTCTTTCTTGGTTTCTGCCATCAGGTCTTGAAATGTCCGCTCTGGCAAGAAAGGTTTAGACGCGCCGAAAAACTGCTGCTCTATTAACTCAGACTCTTGCTGAGTTGGTGCATCGCCCTCAATCTCAACTTGGACAATTCCTTCAGGGGTTTCTACTTTTATAATTCCCATTTCAGTGTCCTATTTTTGATTTGCTCTACGGTATATTCCGTCATCTCCGAGCGTGAAGCCAGTACCTGTTTGACCAGATTTTCCACGGTTAAAATTAACACCATAGCTTTCAAGGTTTCTGTACGCTTCGTTTATTTCACTTCGTCTTGTCCCAATAATATCTTCATACAAAGAACCTAGCTTTTCAAGCAACAGCCCCTCATCACCTTCTGTAAATGAAATATCACCAACTATTTCAGAAACCATTCTACGGTCATTATCAGAAAGTGTTTTTCCTGACTCTCCAAGAATTTCGGCGGCGTTTTTGGCCTTTAGCTTTGTAAGCATAACCTTAATTTGTTTTACAGGGTCTGTCTCTCCACCCGCATCAAGGCCAAAGTTTCTTAACGTTTGAACAACCGCGCTCCTAGCTTGTGATGGTACGCTAATATCTGTTTCTTGTAGTAGGCCAGTTAGCTTTGAAAAGGTTTGCTCACCACGAATCATGCCTTTTTCCATGCTGTTAATTTGATTAATGGCGGCGCTAACTGGTGTAAGCAAAACAGCTTCAGCATCAGAGCTTACGTTTCTATCTGGTAGCTGAACCTTTAACTCCAACTTGGAGCCGCTGTAAAGCGGAACATCTGTAGAGGTGCCAAGATATTTGTCTTTTGCCTCTGGGGTTTTAAGGGCTTCTTTAGCTAGGTCCGTGTAATCAGAAGCTTTGACAATCTCAAAGTTCTGATTAAACTCTTCGTTTGTATCTAAGTCATTTAGCTCAAAAGAGTTGAGTCGAGTAAACTCTCCCTTGCCTTTAGTAATTGCGTCAACAACGCCCAATGGCCCACCCAACTTGCCCTTTGGTATAATGTAGAAATTATCCCGCTGTTGAGCTTTTGCCTGGTCTTCTCTTGTGCGACCAAGAGCATACTCACCAGCTTTAGCACGCAGAGCACGCGCTTCAGACTTAGCCTTTTCAAATGCAGGCATAGCTTTCTCGCCTGCCTCACCCACTGAACCAAGCATCTTGCCTACATCAAAACCTTTACCAGCCTTGTTTTGCATAAGCGCCAAGCCAAAGGTCATAAGCGCTGTGCTTTTATCAGGCTTGCCAGAAACGTCCAAGCCAGTGGCGTCTGCAAACTCTTTAATATATTCTTCTGTTGTTGTCGCTTTTGATTCTTTTCCTGTTGTGGTTAGGTAATCCTGAACACTTGTTCGTATAATATCTTCTGTTGCAGCTTCTGGAGTTTGCGCTGCTTGTGCGCCTGCTCTATCCGCTTCCTCCCCATCATTAATACCGATGTCAGTTTGACCAGATTGAGATTGTCTTGGGTCTACTTGGTCACGAGTCTCTTCACCACCCGCAGTAGTAAAAGAGCCTAGACCAGGCGTTGTAGACGTGCTTGCTTGTTTTTGTCTGCGTACTTCTTCTTGGAAAGGTGAAATTTCAGATTGTATTCTTGCCATCTCTTCATTGATAAGATTTGGCATAGATGACTCAAATCCAGCTTCGGAGGGAAGGCCAAGAGATTCCGCTATAGTGCCGCCAATAGCAACAGGAAGTCCAGTTACAAATCTGCCTCCTCTGGCTGCACTTTCTGCAATACCTGGCAAGTCAAATAATTGACCAAATCTAGTTTGAGGGTCAGGGGCAAAGTCGGCAACAGGCAAAAATCTGTCCGCTCTTTCGCCAGTTCCTGAAGTCAATCCCTGAAGATAAGAAGCCGCAATATCGCCAATACCTTCTCGATTACCGCGAATCATTTGCTCTACATCTGCACGGCTCGGCATACTTACTTGCCCTATGCCTGTACCTTTTACTCCAGAAACCGCCATAGTAAGCTCCTTACGCGGATGTCATGCCAGAGCCTTGTAACGCTGTATAAGCGCCCACGCCCTGTAAGAATGGGTTAGCCGCAGGCTCCGTTACACTTTTAAATGTAGAAGATAAACTGCCTGAAGGCGTGCCCTTTAGCAACTGACTACCAAGTTCCAACCGAGTGAACGGCTCCATAGTTTGCTGAAGCTGATTTTGGCGCTGTGCGGAAAGCTGCGCCTGTTGTTGCTGTTGTCCAATTTGACCGAGCTGAGACAACATACCAATGTCAGCGCGTCCTAGCTCTGATTGCAAACGCCCTACATCAGCAATAGTTCCTGCTGCCTGCCCCAGACCACCGAACAATTGTGCGGCTTTTTGTGAAGCGCCAACAGCTTTATCAAACCCAGATGACAAGAACTTGCCAATCTCACCTAGCCTGCGGCCTTCTTGTTCCGCACTTTGTACGCCCGCACGGGAACCTCCAAATGCACCAGAGCCCACTGCCTGAGATGAGAGTTTTTGCTGCCCGATTGCTGCCTGACGATTAATTTCATTAATAACATCTTGCTTATATGGGTTCATAAAAGATTGAATGCCCTGTGCAGGGTCAAGCATACCCAAGCCCTGTGCAATACCAGATGTAGATAGCTGACCAGCAGTTTGAACCATAGGCTGAAACAGGCCAAACTGTTGCTGGGCTTGTTGCGCGGCTTGCTGTTGCAGGGGGTCAAGAGACGCTATTTGGTATTGAGGCAAGTTAAGAGGAGAGTCTAATAGCCCCTGCTTGGTTTGTTTTGTCGGGTCATTAGGGTCAAACTCACCAAAGCCAGTTTGTAGGACTCGCTTTTCCAAGCCCTCAAGATAGGGCGCTAGTCTTTGTACCTGTTCTACGGTTTGAGTAGCCATTATGCCATCCTCTCAAAATTATCCATCATGCCGTACATATTTTTAATTCCTTTTCGTAAATCACCATTACCAGCGCCCTTTACTGCATCACGGGTCATTACAAATTCACCAGCCATTAACATAGCTGGTACATCGTCTTTTTTGCCAGAGCCTTCAGATGGGTCTATGCCGCCATTGCGGCGAGGAAAGTAAGCCTCACCGCCGTCTTCATAATTAATCCCGCCCAACTGACCTCCCGGCCCTCCTGCGCCAAATGGCCTACGTTCAAACTCCCCTTTGGGGTCGTCCTTTTCTTCACCAGCAAGTAATTGCGCTACTAGACCAGCCGCCAAACCTTCCCCAAGTTGGCTGTTCATAATCTTAAACAAAAGATTCCCCTCTTCATCATCACCAGCCATGCCCAAAGAGCGCAGAAGGTCGCCAGACATTGTTTCAGCAACAGGAGCAGAGGCGGCGCTTGAACCTACCCCAGCGCCAGCGGATGCCGCTTTTTTTGTCAGTCCAGCGGCTTGCTCCATAGCAGATTGATTTAAATTTGCCAGCTTAGAAGATGCTCCCAAACCTTGTTGCATGGCAGGATTGCGACTGTCTAGAAACTGGCCCCCAACGCCACCCATAATACCGCTTAATATAGCGTCTTTTGGCTTTTGCCCTGTTAGCAAGCCGACTGCGCCAGAGGTTAATGCCCTCTGCACAAATGGATTTGCCATAATGCCTGTAGCGCCCAAAGCGCTTCCCGCTGCTGGGCCAAGAAATGCGCCAGCTACGGCGGGAGCCGCCATTTTAATTAAATCTTTTAAGTTCATTACGCTACCTTCACAGTACCACTATCATTATACAGAGTCCCCGCTTCAAGTCCAGTAGCCGAAGTTGGCAAGTCTGTCAGCGTTAGTTTAGTCCCTCGCATCTCACCAG